GTAGCTAGTGTAGATAAATAGTCTACATCTGTATCTGCTTCACACCATTTTTGTGTTTCAAAGTTATAGATAAGTAGTGAACGACCACCAGATACGTTAGCATAATTCCAAATAACTAAATTACGTTCAGGGTCTACTGCTGCTGATATAGAATCAATGTCACCAATGTTAGCGTTGTTAAAGAAGTATCTATCTACTTTTTCTGAACCAATACCTGTTAATGTTTGACCGTTGGTGGCATAAAAACCGTCATCTGATAAGAAGTAAGCTGTACCTGAGTATTGTGCTATAGAGTTACCTTCTATACATCCTACGTTACGAGAGATAGTGTCAAATTGGAATATAAGTGGTGTGCCTATATATGACATTCTGACAATAGCTTTTTCTAAGAATACGATACCAAACTCACCACCTACGACACCGGTTATATCACCGCCGTCAGGGATAATTTGATAGTCACTTTGAGATGTCGCTGTAGTAGTCCAAGTGCTTGCATCATTGATACCTGACCATTGTACTTTACTAGGTGATGTACCTGCACCAATATTACCTGCAACTACAAAGTCACGAACTACTGTAATGTATTTAGCTATAGGTGCATCTGAACTTACATCTGCAAAAGCTGTAGAACTGTTTACGTCAAAAGACTGTATCTTTTCAGAGCCATTAGATGCAATTGCAAGACTACCAAACTGTAAGAATTGCCATCTGTTTGTACCTGTATATCCACCTGCTTTAGACTCGTCTACTAGAGATAAGTCAGTATTGTCTACTTTAAATAGTTTAGTAGCACCACCAGCAAAGATAAATACGTCATTGTCTAGTTTAGCAGCAAAGCAATTATTCAAGTCTTCTGAAGCTGCACTTGAAAATGTTACTGCTGACTTAAATGGACCATATCCTACAGCTAAAGGAATAACGTTATTAGCTTCTGATACTGTATCTAATATACTAGGTTGGTCAGGTAACCAGTCTTTAAAAGCTATGCGTTGTACTGGCATGTTAAGCCTTCATAATGTAGCAAAGAGCATAGTATGGAGGTAAGTTAGCATTAGTGCCACTTGAACCAGAAGAAGCGTTAGTTGTAGCAACAGTAATGCCTGTAGTGGCTGTGCCTGTATTTGTTGAAGTATAAACATTATTTGAAACTCCATTAGCACCACCAGCAACTAATGATGTTCCATTTAAATTAGTTGTATGATTATGTCCAGGGTCTGTAACTACAGAAGTTGCAGTATGGGTATGAGATACAACAATAGCATCTGCGCTACCACCAGTTGCACCTACAGCATAAGTAGATGTAGCACCTACTACAAAACGATTACGTAAGTCAGGTGTAGAGTTAGCACCATCACATAATAACCATCCACTAGGAATAGTAGCTGAAGAACCTGACCATAGCATTATCATACCAGCTACAAACGCATTACCCCATGTAGGTGTATTACTTCCACCTGCTGATAACAATACTTGACCAGAAGCACCTGCAGTTCCGTCTAACTGAAATCCACCTGTAGCATTAAATGTACCTGCGACTGTAAATGGGTCACCACTAGAACCTGTTTGTTGGTCTTTTAGTAATGCCATTAAACTACGAACAGCGTTGTTTAAGTTAGCTGGTGAACAACCTTCAGCAATATTGATATTGGTTATATCTGTATTATCTGCTGCTGTTGTACTAAATTCTGAAATTTTGGTTTTTGCCATGTTTTATCCTTGTCTAAGCCATGTATCTGATGATGGTGAAATTGTTGTCCATGTGTCTGAACTTTCTGATGATGGTGTCCATGTATCTGAAGATGGTGTGACAGGTGTCCATCCTTCACCTTGTATAATTCCGTTTGCTGTAACTGTGGCTATAGGTGTAATAGATGCACTTGCACCTGCTACAATACCACCTAGACAATAGACACTAGCATTACCGACTATGTGTCCATTACCACTTACTACATATCCGCCTAAACAAGATACAGTTGCATTTCCTGTAATGCTTGCAGCATTTGTTCTAATAACTACATAATTAAGTTCTACTGTGCCATTGGCTGTGATAGATGCTGAACCATTAATTTCAAACGAACCTAAAGCAGTTACAATAGCGTTACCTGTAATTGAACCTGCACCATCTCTTATGCGTAAGTAAACAGCACTTACATTAGCAGTTCCGTTTATAGAACCACTATCTAATCTAATTCTTGTTGCATTACTTGTAACAGTAGCGTCTGCTGTAATAGCAGCACTAAATGGTTTTATCGCATTAGCATTAGCAGTAACAATTGCGTTTGCATCTACTTGAGCAGAAGCTAATACTATGCCACCAATCTTACCTAACGTGCTGAACGAGGTTTCAGCAAATGTGGTTATGCCAAACATTTAATTATACGCTTTCAGGTATTGCTACCCAGTTAAGATTTTCCTCACTCCATGTATAAAAATTACCGTCTTTTGGATATGGTGTTGGCGCTTTCCATTGGCAAGTTGTTTCGTCTAATACCCATGAAGCAAAAGGTTGTGGTGCAATAAAAGCATCTAACATAGGATCGTATTTAAATCCAATACCTGCATAATTTTTACGGATTTTACCGTTATAAGATGTTTGTAACCATGTTCCACCTAAAAGGTTAGAGCAAAAATCTATTCCTTTTTGTTCTGACTCTTGACCATTTTCATCAATAATATCTTGGTTAGATACTACAATTACTTGAGTTACTATATTGTTTTCTGTCTGTGCAAAATGTGCCATTTATATTTACTTTAAGCTGTATAGCTTCCTGAAGATTTAAATATCATAACTGTGTTTGATCCGTTAGTAACAACTGTTGGTGATCCTGTAGTAGTGCCTGTGTAATTAGAAGTTAAAACAGAAATAATAACGCAACCTGATCCGCCTGCTCCTTGACTTGTTCCATTCAAAACAGATCCTCCACCACCACCGCCTGTATTGGCTGATCCAGCAACAGTAGCACCACCTCCGCCACCTAACCCGCCAGAACCATTACCTGAATTTGTAAAAGTACCACCACCACCACCGCCTGCAAAATATATACTGCCTGATGAAACTTGTCCTACAGAATTTGTTGTAGCTTGGGTAGTTGTAATAAGTGTTGTTGTTAATCCAACACCTCCAGTACCAGCATTACTGCTGTTACCATTGCCACCTACTGCTCCAGCACCACCGCCAGCACCAGCACCATAATTACCACTCCAATTAGTTGAAGTGCCTCCACTATTACCTTGCCCTGATGTTCCAGCAGAACCCGCTTGCCCTGAAGATCCTGATCCGCCACCACCTGATCCACCAGTAGTTCCTGGACTTGATGAAGGAGAAATATTTCCTCCTCCGCCACCGCCACCAATAGATGTAAGACTTAAACCTGTAGAATTAGATCCTTGGATGCCTGGATTTGATGCTCCTGATGAAGCAGCTCCTGCTCCAACTGTAAATGAATAGGTTGTTCCTGGCACAAATGAATATGTACCCGACAATAAACCACCAGCTCCAGCACCACCTCCTGAACCAGTACCACCAGAGCCACCACCTGCTACTATTAAATAACTACCTGTATATGGTAATTTTACTCTAGCAAACATACCATAACCTCTTGCTGCGGTAGTTGCTATTCTTGATAATAATGGCATTATTAATTCCTACTTAAATTGTGTTTGTGATGCAAATACTGTAAATGTAGCTGAACCTGTTTTAACAATTGTGTATGAGTAAGCGTCTATTCCTGAAGCATTACCGCTAGTCCATGCTGAACCACCTTGATATTTAGGTGTGACAGAAGATCCATCTATTTGTAAAGCGTTATTATAGTAAGGCGTTGCACCTTGTGTCACTAAAAATACTACTGTAAGAGCTTGACCTGTAGACATAAGAGTATTTAAAGATGTTGTGCCATTACCTCTTACATTAACTGTCCAGTTAGCTGAAGCATTGGTTGTGTAATATAAAACTGATTGTGTAGTTACATCATAGTTAATTGTGCCTGTAGCTGCAGTTGCAGATATTGTTGTAACTTCTGCTGCATCTTGGAATACTGCAGCAATAGCTGTTGTTGATCCTGTAAATGTTTGAGTAGCTGTAAATGTAGTTGCAGTTGCTGGAGCTACATAATCTGTTCCTGCTGAAGCATTTGCTAAAGCACCACCTGAATTAGCCTTTAATAAAGCAGTACCTGAAGGAGGTGCTAAATAGTCTGTGTCAGCAGTAGCAGCAGTTAGTCCAGTAGAACCATCACCTTTTTGAAGTGCTGTACTAGAAGTTAAGCCAATAATAGTATCGCCTGACTGTAATTCTTGTATTGTTGTGCCATTAAGCACTAATCCATAACGAGTT